AACCCACGTCGAGCGCCTGACCGAGGACCGCGATCGACTCGAACGGGCGATGGACGAAGCCGAGCCACGCGAGCTGGCTGCGCTGGTCCGCGAACACCGCGCGGTCCTCAAGGAGATCGCGCATCTGGCGGTGCCGGCGAAGGGGACAATTCGTGACCAGCTCGCGGCGAAGCGTGCGGCGAGGGAATCAGACGCCGCGGGTTCTGCTGCGGCCAAGGCATGACTCCGAGGACGACGCTCGCGACGCTTGCGAGCTGATCGAGTCGTGCGGTCAGCCTCTCGACGAGTTCCAGGTCCTGCTGACGTGCATGACACTGGCCACGCTCTCCGGCCGCCTATCTGCCTCCGAGGTTGGCGCCTTACTGGCCCGCCAGAACGGCAAGGGTGGGTGGCTCGAGGCAGTCGCGATCTGGTCGCTGTTCGAGGTGTGGCTGTACCCGGACCGCGACTTGGTGGGCCGGAAGAACACGACCCTGTGGACGGCCCATGAGTTGAAGACCTCGGATGAGGCCTACGGCCGGGTCAAGTCGCTGATCGAGGCGAACCCGGACCTGGCTGCCGAGGTGGTCATCTGGAACGGTGGCTTGACGGGGACGCACATCATCCAGCTCAAGGATGGTTCGCGGCTCGTCTTCCTGGCTCGGTCGAAGTCGTCGGGTCGCGGCTTCTCGCCGCGGCGGATCATCTTCGACGAGGCGCAGGAGTTCTCGGCCCTGGCGTTCCGGGCGATGATGTACGCGACGTCAGCCCAGGGCGCACGTCGGCAGCTCATCTACGCCGGCACGGTCCCATCCGCCGAGAACGACGCAGCGATCTGGACGGGTGTCCGTGACCGCGGTAGGTCGGGCAAGGTTGGCCGGCTCGCGTGGGCGGAGTGGACTCCCGAAGGTTCGGACGACCCGCGCACGCCCCCGGACCCGACGGACTGGAAAGCTCGAGCTGACGCGAACCCAGCTCTCGGTGNNGTGGGAGGCGGCCCAAGCCGACCTCGACGGGTTCATGCGTGAGCGGCTGTCGGTGTGGCCGTCGTCCGGCGCCGGCTTGTATGGCGCGTTCCCCGAGTGGGGCGACCTTGTTGCCGATGAGCCCACCGTCCAGACTGGCGCCCTCGGCGTGGCCTGCGATGTCGAGGAGACGCGCGTAGCTGCATGTTGGGCCGAGTCAGAGGTCCCGTCGTTCCTCGCGGTCAACGACGTCCGCCCATGGACCGAACGAGCGTCCTTCGCGGCTCATGTGGCCGACGTGCAGAAACGACTCCAGTGCGACGTCGTGGTGCGCGCGAAGTCGTCCCTCATCCCCGACCTCGAAACCGCAGGCGTGGCGTTGACCCTCGCCAATCGAGACATGCGGATTCAGGCGGCCTCGGACCTGGCGCTGGCCGCCCAGCGCGGCGAGCTTCGTCATGGCGACTACCCGGAGCTGAACGCGGCAGTTGCAGCGGCGACCTGGAAGACCATCGACGGACGGCGAGTCCTCGTCGACCTCCGCGGGGAACTGGAGGCGGTCGCGCTCGCTCGGCACATCGCTGTCGAGAACGACTACGACCCATTGGATTCGGTTCTTACGTGAGGAGGCCGCCATGTTGACGACCGTCCTCGAGCTGGTCGCCGTAGCCCTGCTGAGCCTGTGCCTGTTCGCAATCTGGTCATCCCCGGCCGCGGTGGCGCTGCTGCCGTGGTCGGCGCTCGCCGGCTTCCTGGCGTGGAACCGTGGCGGCTGGGGTCGTGGCCGGTGAGCATGTTCCGGCGCGAGCAGCGCAGCACCCTTGACGGGTCGTGGTCGAGCGTCTCTGGTGGGCCGCGGAGGTTGAAGGCGGACCGTCCTGGACTGGTGCCGTTCTATGCGGCCCTTCGGCACATCGTGGACTTCCTGTCGACGCTTCCGGTGGATGCGTACCGGTTGAACGGGGATCAGCGCGTCTCGACGAGTCTGCCGCCGCTTCTCGCGGACCTCGACAGTCCGGTGAACATGGGCCGGACTTCGCTGTCATCGTGGATCGGTCAGTGGGCTTATGGACTGGCGACAGGCAATGCGGTCGGGTACATCAACGCGTTCAACGGCTACGGGCTACCGTCGGACGTTCGGTGGCTGCGATTCGGGGAGTGGTCCTACGACGAGTGGGCCGGTCAGTGGCGAATCAACGGCCAGCCGATCTCGCGGCAGCGGATCGTGCACTCGCCGTGGATCGTGCCGCCTGGTCGGACGCTCGGCCTCTCGCCGGTCGAGGACTTCGCCGAGTTCTGGAAGGCGGGGCTCTCCGCGCAGGAGTACGCCGACATCAAGCGCGGCGGTGGCCTGCCGCCGGCTCACCTGAAGAACAACGCGAAGAAGCTTGACCCCGGCCCCGCTGAGGCCATCCGTGAGGCCGCGGTGAAGGCGTTCGCGACCGGGAAGCCGTTCGTCTCGGGCCAGGACTGGGACCTGAACGTGGTCAATATCCCGCCGAACCAGGCCCAGTTCCTCAACGTCCTCCAGCTCAATGCGAACCAGACGGCGGCCATCTTCGGCATCGACCCGCGTGAGATCGGCGGTTCTGCGACTGAGTCGTTGACTTACGCCACGGACGAGTCGCGCGCCCTCAACCGGGCCAACAACATGCGCCCGTACCTGACTCGGTTCGAGCAGATGATGTTCCGCCTCCTGCCCGAACGTCAGTACGTGAAGCTCAATGTCGACGCGACGATCCGCACCGACCTGAAGACGCAGACCGAGGTCATGGGCGCCCAGATCGCAGACGGTCGACTCTCGGTGAACGAGGCCCGTGCCCTCAAAGACCTGCCTCCCGTCAAGGGTGGCGACTTCCACAACGTGCCCGCACCGAAGGCGGACCCAACCACAAGGGAGACACCATGACCGACGCAGAGCGTCGCTTCACGGCGGTTCGGGTCGAGGTCCGTGCCGCCGAACAGAGTCGGACCATCGGCGGTTATGCCGCCCTGTTCGACTCGCCGAGCCAGAACCTCGGCGGATTCCGGGAGTTCATCGCACCAGGAGCCTTCAACCGTGCCGCGTCGCGGAACTGGCCCGGTGGTGGGACGGGCGTCATGGCCCGCTACAACCACGACGACAACCTGCTGCTGGGCAACACCGACTCTGGGACACTCCGGCTCTCTGTGGATGAGACCGGCCTCCGGTACGACGTCGATGTGCCGACGACCGGGAACGCCGCCGGCATCTACGAGCTGGTGCAGCGTGGCGACGTCCGGTCGTCCTCGTTCGCGTTCATGACCGACGACGACGAGTGGTCCACGGACGACTCCGGTTTCCCGGTCCGCACCTTGCGTCAGGTTCAGCTCATCGACGTTGCGCCGGTCAACACGCCCGCGTACCTCGACACGTCGGTGGGCCTCCGCTCGCTGGCGAAGAAGTTCGACGCCGAGTTCGAGGAAGTCCGCTCGCTGGCCGACAAGAACGAGCTGGTCAAGTTCTTCAAGCGCAGCGACGGCAGCAAGCCGGAGACCAAGCGCTCCGCCCAGGCCGCCCTCGCTCGGGTCCTCGACCTGACCTGACCCCTGATCCACCGCTGACGGGCACCGTACCGACGCTGCCCCGACTGCGGCCTGCAAGACCTCCCCCACCGGACCCCCGCTGGGACTCATCCAGATCCACCCGAGTCCCATCGAAAGGGGACCAGATCATGGCTAAGTCCATCTCCGAGGAGCTGCTCGAGCGCCGCTCCCGGATCATCACCGAGGCCCAGGACATCGCCCGCAAGGGTGTCTCCGAGGGTCGCGACCTGACGGTCGAGGAGCAGACCGGCTTCGACCAGCGCATCGCGGAGGCTGAGGCCCTCGCGACCCGTGCCGCCGCCATCGCCAAGGGCGAGCAGGAGGCCCGCGACCTGGAGGAGTCCTTCCGCAACGCCAGCGGGCGTGGCGAGGGCACCGAGCAGCGGACCGGCGAGGAGTCCGGGTTCGTCAAGTGGGCCCGCGACTCGCGTGCCGGTGACAGCTTCGTCGTCGACACCGTCCCCGGCGCTGAGCGTCGCGCCTACGGCACCTGGCTCGGCGGCCACGAGTCGCGCGCCATGTCCGCGACCGGCGGTGTCGGCCCCGACGGCGTGTACGGCCTGCTCTGGGAGTACGCGGTGGCAACGTCGCAGATCCTGCAGGCCGGCGCCGAGGTCATCTCGACCAGCGACGGGAACACCATCCCGCTGCCGGTCGTGACCGCGCACGCCACCAACGCTTCGGCTGCGGCTTCGGCCCCGATCACCGCTTCCGACGCGGTGCTGACCACCGTGAACCTCGGCGCGAACAAGCGTGGTTACATCACGCTGGTTCCGACCGAGCTTCTCCAGGACGCGACCTTCGACCTCGAGGGTTACCTGGCCCGCGCGGCTGGTCGCGAGCTGGGTCGGGCGGTCTCCAACATCGCGGCCTCCGCGGTGACCGGCGGCTACGTCTCCGGCGCGGTCGGCCCCACCGGCCAGTCCGGATGGGTCGGTTCGCAGGTCTCTGCCGACCAGGGTGGCGACCTGCTCATCACCCTGTTCCACAGCGTCCTCCCGGACTACCGGGCCAACTCGTCGTGGCTGATGAACGACTCCACGGCGGCGCGGGTCCGGAAGCTGAAGGACTCGCAGGGCCAGTACGTGTGGGAGCGGTCGCTCCAGGTCGGTGACCCGGCGCTCATCGAGGGTCGGCCGATCTACTACGACCCGTTCCTGCCTGCGGTCGCCACCTCGGCGCGGTCCATCTTCTTCGGCGACTTCTCGTCGCTGAAGGTCCGCATCGCTGGCGGCATCCGCTTCGAGCGGTCGAACGAGTACGCGTTCGGCAACGACCAGGTCGCCTTCCGCGCCCTGGTGCGTACCGACGCCGCTGTCGTCGACCCGAACGCCGTGAAGTTCTACGTCGGCGCCGCCACCTGACAAACCAAACAGAGGAGTCCCGCCCATGTGTCATCCGTCAGTTCTCACATGGGCGGGCTCCCTGTCCCCCGACCTAGTCGCCGACCGCACGATTTGCGAGGTTGGGTCATACGACGTCAATGGCAGCGTGCGGCCCACTCTCGCCGCGCACGGCCCGACGTCCTACGTCGGCGTCGACCAGACCCCCGGACCCGGCGTGGACGTCGTCGCCGACGTCGCAGACCTTCCCGAGCTCTACCCGGCCGGCTTCGACGTGGTCATCACCACCGAGATGCTGGAGCACGTCGAGGACTGGCGCGCGGCCATGTACGGGCTCGTCGCGCTCGTCAAGGTCGGCGGCCATCTGGCGCTGACCACCCGTTCGCCCGGGTTCCCGTACCACCCGTTCCCGATCGACTGCTGGCGGTACCCGGTCGACACGATGCGGGAGATCCTCACCGCGCTCGGGCTCGAGGTCGTCTCGTGTGTCGACGACCCGGAGGCGCCGGGTGTGTTCGCGGTCGCCAAGAAGACCAAGACCACGAACCACAAGAAGAAGGACCCGCTCGCGGCCATCGAGGTCCCGGGTGTCTGACCCCTTGCGGGTCTTCGCCTACGAGGACGGCTCGGCCTGCGGCTACTACCGGCTCCGGATGCCGTTCGAGCATCTCGCGGCGGCTGGACATGACGTCGTCACCCACCAGTACGGCGTCTCCGAGACCGCCACCGAGTACCCGGTCATCGTCGCTCAGCGCGCTGGGCACCCTGGGTTCGAGCTGACCTGGCTGAAGATGTGGCGCGACCACAAGCTGGTCTGGGAAGCCGACGACGACCTATGGGCCATCGACCCCACGAACCGTCGGGCCGCGAAGCGGTACACCACCGAGACGCTGAAGTCGACCGAGTCCACCGCATCCTTGGCGCACCTCGTGACCGTCTCGACAGAGCCGCTCGCCGAGGTGATGCGCCAGTTCAACCCGAACGTGGTGGTCATCCCGAACCACATCGACGGCGCGCTCCTCGACGTCGAGCGCCCCCACCGCGACAAGATCACCATCGGCTGGGCCGGCGGCGACAGCCATGAGCGGGACTGGGACTACGTCGCGAACCCACTGCGGCGGTTCCTCGAACGCAACCCCGACGTAGACATGCACACCATCGGGTCGAACTTCCACCGCTCAGCCAAGATCGTCGGCCGCGCACGCCACACCGGCTGGTCGAACGACATCTTCAGCTACTACCGCAGCATCGACTTCGACATCGGCATCGCTCCACTCGAATCGACCGTCTTCAACCGCTCCAAGAGCCACATCAAGGCCCTGGAGTACGCCGCGCTCGGCATCCCCGTCGTTGCCACCCACTCCGAGCCCTACCGCGAGTTCGTCATAGACGGCGAGACCGGGTTCCTCATCCGCCACGAGCACGAGTGGGACCGGCGGCTCCGCGACCTGGTGAACGACGAGGCCATGCGGATCGAGATGGGCAAGCGGGCGAAGGAACGAGCCGCCGACTTCGTCATCCAGGACGGCTGGCGGCAATGGGAATCGGCCTACAGGAGGCTCACATGAAGGTCCGCACCCCCGACGGTGAAGTCCACGACCTGCCGACCCCGGAGGCCGTGCGTCTGATGCACACCAGTGACGCCGTGCCGGTGGTCAAGGGCGACGACAACGTGGAGACCCGTCCGGCTCCGGCCACCAAGAAGGCCGAGACTCGTCCGGCGAAGACGAGCACCAAGAAGCGCTGAGCAGTGGCCGAGCCGGACTACTTCACCGTCGAAGAGCTTCAAACGCTCCCGGACTGCCAAGAGTTCGGCGAGCCCGAGATCCTCGCCGCCGCCGCATACTTCGTCGGGATCGTAGAGCGCGAGATCGGCTACGCGCTGATCCCGCGGGAGTTCGCCGAGACGCTGCGCGGCGACGGCTCGACCACCCTCGTCCTGTCGCAGCCCTACGCGCGGTCACTAGTCTCGGTGACGGTCGCGGGGGCCAGTGTCGACGTCAGCGGTCTGGACGTGACCGGCGGAGTCCTCCGGTACGCGTCGGCTTCGTCAATCGGGACCGCCGCATGGGCGACCGGCGCTGCGGTCGTGATTACCTACACGGCCGGCGCGTTCGACGAGTGCCCTGGCGACATGAAGGACTCGGTCATGTGGGCGACCCGCGACCGGCTCATCACACAGTCTGAAGAGTCGGGCTCGTGGGACCGGAAGACCTCCCAGACCAACGAGTTCGGCACCACCAGTTACGTACTTCCGGGCGAGAAGCGACCCACGGGTTACCCCGAACTGGACGCGTTGATCGCTTCGTACTCTCGGACTACCGCAAGCCATGGGTTCGCCTGACGTGGCCACCAAGATCGTCGCCGTCCGGTCCTTGCTGATCGACGGCATCAAGGGCCTGCCCGCGCTCGACGGAGTTGAGACCACGTTCGGCTACAGGTGGGGCTCGAAGAAGCGTGAGCGGGTCTGGACCGGCAACACCGAGTTCGACCACCAGCCCGCGAACATGCGCCCGGTTAAGACCTTCCGCGACGAGGTCGCTCAGTTCGAGGTCGTGATCCTCGTTGAGGGCATCGGCAAGGGCCCGGAGTGGACCTCTGCGCGTGCCGTGGAGATCGGCACCGAGGTCGAGGAGTGGGTGGCGATCCACGAGAACTGGGACACCGCCATCGACGGCCTGAGCGCCATCAAGGTCCAGGGCGCCGGCCAGTTGGTCGAGGCGTTCAACGACAAGGGCGCCGTGTCCGAGCTGACCTACACCGTCGTCTATCAAGCCAGACTCACCTAGGAGTGCGCGTGCAGACCTTCAAGTACACGGGCGATGACCCGGTAGACCTGCCGGCCCTCGGGCTGGTTGAGGTCACCAAGGGCACGCACGTCGAGTTCGCGCCGGAGCAGGTCGAGAGCGTCGAGGGCTCGCCCCTCTGGCAGCACGTGACGAAGCCCAAGAGCAAGGAGTCCTGAGGTGTCCGGTTACGACCAGCAGATGATGGTGGCGGACGAGTCGACGTTCGGCACCAAGGTCACTGTGACGAAGGGGTTCCCGTACAACGGCGACCCGATGCCGTTGAAGCCGATCGCGGGTCGCACGGAGACGAATCCGATGCGTCCGGGCACCCGGGCTCGTCGGCAGGCTCGCGTGGTCCCCTACGCGCACCACGCCGAGGGTCACGTGGACCTGGACTGGATGTCCAAGGACATGTCGTTCTGGCTCAAGCACCTCCTCGGGACGGTCGGCACCACGGGCTCTGGTCCTTACGTGCACACCGGCACGGAGGGCACGACCGGCGCACTGATGGGTAAGTCGTTCACGGCCCAGTTCAACGCGCCGTTCCACCCGGCGGGCACGAACCAGGCGGTCACATTCGGTGGCTGCAAGGTCCCGAAGTGGACGCTGGGTTGCGACACGGACGGGATGCTCGTCCTCGGGCTGGACCTGTGGGCGGCGAACTGGACAACTGGCACGGCGCTCGCGACCTACGCGGAGACCGCCTCACAAGTGAACTTCGCCTGGGCGCACGGCGCGGTCACGGTGGCCGGTACGCAGCTCGACTTGGACTCCTTCACGGTCGAGGTCGACCAGGGCATGAACGTGGACCGGCGCCAGATCCGGGGGAACACCGAGGCCAAGGAGCCGTCGCTGGGCGAGTTGGCGATCACGGCGTCGATGACGGCGGACTTCGAGTCGCTGACGCAGTTCAACCGGGTGCACGCCACGTCGGTGTCGTCCCTGTCGGCCGCGGTGGTGGCGACGTTCACGAACGGCTCCGACATCGTCACGGCCACGATTCCGGGCTTCCGGTTCGACGAGCTGTCGTTCTCCGGCGACCGGGGTGCGCTCAAGCAGGAACTGTCTGGCGTTGCGGAGTGGGACGGCACCAACAGCCCCATCTCGCTCGCCGTCACCTCCTCGCAGACGCTGCCTGGCTAAATGGCCGGCACCACCCGCATCAAGACCGACGAAGGTGCTTTCCGGGTCCACGGCCTGAACGAAGTCATCGCTCGACTCAAAGCCCTGGAGAACGGCTCGGAAGTCGCCGTCAGGGTTGCCAACAAGGAAGTCGCCACGACCGTGGCGGACGGTTCGCGTAGTGCTGCGAGCGCACTGGGCGGGGTGGCGGCGCACGTCGCGCCTGGCATCAAGGCATCTGCGGGCTTGAAGTCTGGCTCGGTAGCGCTCGGTGATGATCCCGCTGCGCCTGGCGCGGAGTTCGGTGGTGGACGTCGCCCGACCACGCAGCAGTTCAAGCCGTGGCGCGGCTCCGGCTCGGGCTCCGGCTACTTCCTCTTCCCGACCATTCGCCTCAAGTCGGAGCGCATCAACGAGACGTACCGGGACGCGCTCGACCGGATCATCAAGGAAGCAGGGCTCGACTAGTGACCGTCTCCCCGATTCAGCCGCAGGACCACCGCCCGCCAGCCAAGCGCGCCACGGCTTCGAGCAAGAAGCGCAAGCAGGCCGCGATGGACGGCGAATTCTTCGCGATCCGCGTGGATGGCGTCGACTACGTCCTCAACCCGAACGACATCACCGGGGCCGTGGAGTACAAGTTCCGCCGCGAGTTGGGCATGGGTCTCGCCGAGTACGCGATGGCGGCGCAGGACTCTCCCGGGGTGGACCAGGTCGGCGCACTCATGTGGGCCTGCCGCATGGCGCACGGCGAGGACATCGAGCTGCTGGACGTGCTGGAGACCATCTCGATGGGCTCCTCGATCGAGGAGATCGAGGACGCGACGCCGGCCCCAAAAGCATCCGGCAAGAACTCCTGACAACCCTTCCTTCCCTGACCGAGTTTTACGGACTCACTCCGGCCGACATTGACCAGATGACCTGGCGCGAGATCACGGAGTACGTCGACCAGTTGGCCGAATTTCGACAGCGGCAGGAGGGCTGACCTGTGGCGCTCGGTGGATCTGGCCGCAAGATCGTTGTCGAGTTCATCGGCGACGCCTCAGCCCTCAAGGCCGGCGTTCGCGATGGCGAGGCGGCTCTCCAGGGCTTCGGCAGCAAGGCCAAGGCGGTCGGGAACATCGCGGGCAAGGTTCTGGCCGGCGGGCTGCTCCTCGGCGGCGTAGCTGCGGTCAAGGCCGGTCAGGCGGCCGCAGCAGACGAGGCGGCGCAGGCTCAGCTCGCTCAACAGCTCCGTCAGGCGGCGGGCGCTTCCGATGCTCAGATCGCGTCCACGGAGGATCACGGCGCAGGGCAAGGCTACCGGCATCGCGGACGACGAACTTCGGCCCGCCATTGCCAAGTTGGCGACAGCGACGGGCGACGTCACCAAGGCGCAGCAGCTCGCCGCAGAGGCGATGGACATCGCGGCCGGCTCCGGGCAGTCACTTGAGACCGTCACTAAGACCCTCGCCCGCGCCCAGGTCACCGGCTCCGTCGCCGCCTACGCAAAGCTCGGCGGCGCCACCAAGGACGCCGCGGGCAACACCCTCGACCTCGCCACTGCCACCCAGCAGCTCGCCGACAAGTACAAGGGCGCCGCTGCGAAGGCTGCCGAGACGACTGCGGGCAAGCAGAAGATCCTCTCGACTCAGTTTGGCGAGCTCCAGGAGCAGATCGGCGCGAACCTGCTCCCCGCGATGGTCAAGCTCGCCGACATCGGCCTCAAGGTCACGAACTGGGTAGCGAACAACACCACCACGGTCGGCGTCGCTATTGGGGCCATCGCCGCGCTGACCGCCGTGACATGGGGCGTCGGCGCGGCCATCTCCGCGTGGACGGCCATCACCAAGATCGCGACGGCGATCCAGATCGTCTGGACCAACGCTCAGTGGGCGCTNNCTCGTGGCGGGCATCATCATCGCCTACAAGAACAGCGAGACCTTCCGCAACATCGTGGGCAAGTTGTTCGACGCGATGAAGAAGGGTTGGGACCTAGTTCTCAAGGGTTTCAAGATCGCCTGGGACTTCATCACCAGCCACTGGCGCCTGATCATCACCATCCTCGGCGGCCCCATGGGTCTGGCGGTCGCGCTGATCACCAAGCACTGGGACAAGATCAAGGCCGGCGGGCTGATCGTCTTCAACTGGGTGAAGGACAAGTGGCCGCTGATCAAGGCCATCCTCACCGGGCCACTGGAGAACGCGAAGACCGCGATCGGTGCTGTGTGGACCGCGATCCGCAAGGGCGCCTCGTTCGTGAAGGACGTCGTCACGGGCGCGTTCCGGGCCATCACTTCGGCCATCCAGTCCGCCATCGACCGCGCCCAGACGCTGCTGGAGAAGCTGCACCTCATCTCGCAGCAGAAGGGCTCCGCGGTCAAGGGCAACGACGGCAGCAAGCAGGCGGCCGAGGGCGAGAAGCTCGGCGCGATGACGATGGACGGCTACAAGAAGGGGTTGACCAAGGGCGCGAAGAAGGCGATCGCCGCGCTCAACGAGCAACTCCAGGCCGTCCGCGACCAGTTCTCCTCGCTCAAGGAGTCGGTCACCTCCTCGTTCTCAGACGGGCTGTTCGACGCGGACAACGCGAAGGACTTCCTGTCCGGGCTGCTGACCAAGTCGGGGCAGCTCTCCCAGCTCAAGGCGGCGTTCAAGACGCTGTCCGGGTGGGGTTGGAAGCCGGCGGCGCTGTCGGCGTTGTTCCAGTCGGGCAACGCGGGTCTGATCCTCGACCTGGCTGCGAACAAGGACATGGCGACATCCGGCGCGGGTCTCTACGAGAGTGTCACCGGGGCTGCATCAGACCTTGGCTTCGGTGTCGCACAGAACCAGTACGGCGGCGAGATCCAGTCCCTGGTGAACCAGATCGACGCCATCAAGGGTGGGCCGGCGTACCAGAACCGCACCTACAACGTGAACGTCAACGTGCCGGTGAATGGGGACCCGGTCGCGACTGGTCGCGAGGTGGTCAAGGTCATCCGCTCCCTTGAGCGCAACACCGGCCGTCAGTTGCTCGTCTCTCGCGGCTAGGGGGCTCGGTGCCGACCTCGAGTTACATGCCGGATGTGACAGTGGCGGTCGCGTTGAACAGCGGCTACCTGACCCCGGCCGCTTCGCGCACGTACACCGACATCAGCAGCTACGTGGAGCTGGCCTACAACATCACGATCAACGTGGGCCGAGGCGATGAGCGGTCGACGGCGGACGCGAATACGTGCGTCTTCACCCTCGACAACCGCGACGGCCGGTTCACCGCAGGGAAGACCTCGGGGCCCTATGGCTCGGACTGGAGGCTTGGCCGCCCGATCCGCGTTCAGGCCGACCCGGTCGACGGTGCCATCCAGACCGAGTTCGTCGGGTTCATCGACGAGATCTCGGTCAACTGGGAAGACACCGAGGGCTACTCCTACGTCACGGTCACATGCACGTCGAGGCTGTCGCGGG